GCTGTGCTGGCCCTCTGGGCTCCCACACAGTTGAAGTCAGAGCCAGCCCTAGCCTGGACCATTTACTGATGCGAGATTCCATCTCCAGATTCATCCTCTGGTTTGTCCAGCTGGGCAGCCTGGTAGTGATTCTTGTCTGCGCCTGGCAGCTCTTGAATACGGAAGTGTTCGCACTGGTGGCAGCGTCCATAACCCTGTTCACCTCACTGTACGCAGAGCACAAAGCAGAAGGCGGTAGCTGATGGCTATTCTCGAGCTGCTACAGAGGGCCAGTACGCCACCTGTCAGGAAGACAGCCACCCCCCACTCCAGCCTCCAGAGCCTGGCTGTGTGGCAGGGCTGGCCTGGTTACCAGGACCTGACAATCCCCTTTGTCACAGAGGATCAGGTGCTGGGGCTCCCGGTAGTGGGAGGGTTCCTGAACATCACCACCAGCCTTCTGCTCCAGATGCCATTGCATGGATACAGGGGAGCTGACCCTCTCAACCCAGACCCCTCTATCCTCCAGAACCCCACTCCAGGGCCACAGCGCACCTTCGCTGACTTCATCAGTGAGTACCTGAGAGACATGCTCCTGTTCGGGAACTATGTCGCTGTGCTGGGACCAAAGAATTCAGCAGGCTGGCCTGACCTGTTCGTACCAGTGCCTGCTGGCCAATGGGAAATCCAGGTGGAGGGCCTGAACTATCGGTACCTGGTGAATGGCGTCACCTATGAGCCAGAGCAAGTGTTCCATGTCTCCATGAACTCCCTAAACGGGGAACTGGTAGGCAGGGGAATCATGACCCTGTACCCAGGTCTGGTGGCTAGCAACGTGGCTGCTGAACGCTGGGCAGCTGCCTACTTCGAAGGTGGAGCAGTCCCCCCAGGGGCTGTGAAGCACCCTAATCCAGAGCTGACACAGGCCCAGGCTGATGCCCTTAAGGCAAAGATGAGAGCCGTAGCCATGGCTAGGGAGTGGGCAGTGCTCCCTGGTGGCACAGAGCTGGAAGTGCTGGCTTCTGATGCAGAGAAAGCCCAGCTGAATGAGACCAGGAAGCTAAACGCACAGCAGCTGGCCATGGCTATCGGAATCCCTGGAGCCCTCCTGGGCCTGGACTCTCCCAGCCTCACCTATCGCAACATCACAGATGTGTTCCAGCAGTTCATCACCACCACTGTGATGCACTACCTGGTTCCCCTGGAGCAGCAGATGTCGCTTCAATGCCTTCCCAGAGGCACCCAGGCCAGATTCTTCCTAGGTGCTGTGCTCAGGCCAGACCTGCCCCAGCGAGTGGACCTGGCTATCAAGAGTCTCCAGGGCGGACTCTTCACCCAGCAGGAAGCCAGGGCATTCTTCAACCTGGGAGCTATCGAATTCATAGAGGGCGTCCAGCAGGAGGTACAGATCCCATGATGGATGGCCTGTACATAAGGGCAGTGGTCTCAGAGCTGGAAGTCACAGGAGATGGGAGAACTGTCACTGGCCTGCTGGCTCCCTATGACACTCCAGCGAAGGTAGACGATGGATTCGGCCCCTACTGGGAGATGTTTGAACGTGGCTGCTTTGCCAGAGCTCTCAGAGGGAATGCCAGCTACCTGAGACTCCAGCTGGAGCACAGTGGCCACTGGGTAGGCAGGGGCAGTGAATGGCTGGACAGCCAAGCTGGTCTCAGAGCCAATATGAGGCTGGACGACACAGAAGCAGGCAGAGAGGCAGCATTCAAGATCAGAGATGGCCAGACCCCTGGCCTGTCGGTTGCATACAGGCTCAGTGAGGATCCCCAGGGGAACGCCACCAGGACAGTTGAAGGAAAGAGGGTCACTGTCAGGCGCAAGATCAAAGCTCTCCACCACGTGGCTCTGTGCCAGTTCCCTGCCTATGCCAGTGCCCAGGTGGAGGCTGTGCGCAGTGCTCCACCAGAAGGGCCACCTGAGAGGCTGGCCTATTGGCAGGACTGGACAGCCAGGGTCAGACGCTCTTGACCAGCTCCCAACTACGGTGATACAAGAGCTATCGCTGGGGACCTTTCACCATCAGGTTCCACACCTGCACTGGGCTCTTTCGTCCAACCACTTTCGGGCCTTCAGTGCAGGTCCCCAGCAGCCGGACATGATCCAGGCAGTCACAACTGCCTCACCCATGTCAGAACCTATTTCCATGTTCTGACTGGAGTAATCATGCCTGAGACTCTTTCTGGGTCCAAACGACTGGACTGGCTGAAACGCCAGATGGACCAGGCCCTGGCTGATGTTGAAACCATCACCTCTAGGGCTGCCGATGAGGACAGGGAGCTGTCTGACTCAGAGCAGAGCACCTGTGAAGCCAGACGTTCCCGAATCACTGAGCTGGAGCCCCAAATCCAGGTGGAGGCTGACCTGGCCCAGCGCAGCGCCACCTATCAGGACATGGTCTCCAACATTGGAACTGCTCCTGCTGGTGAGAAGCGCACTCAGACTGTGGAGCGCAGCAGTCAAGGCTCTGAGCCCATCTACTCAACCCCAGGCCAGTACCTGACTGACTACCTCCTCCGGTCTTCTGATGACCCTAAGGCACCAGAGGCTAAAGCCAGGTTTGACCGGTACCTCCAGAGGGCAGTGGCCCACCAGACCACAGCCCAGAACCCTGGTCTCCTCCCAGTGCCCATCCTGGGGCCTGTCTTCACCCAGCAGTCACAGCGGCGCCCTGCCATTGAAGCCACCACCAGGCGTCCACTCCCTGGGCCTGGTAAGACCTTCCAACGTCCACGTATTACTCAGAACACTCTGGCCGGCCCTCAGTCCGCAGAGAAGGCAGAGCTGCCCAGCCGTAACATGACTGTGGACCCAGTCACTGTTACGAAGTCCACCTATGGCGGAGCCATCAACCTCAGCTGGCAGGATAGGGACTGGACTGACCCAGCGATTATGGACCTGCTGGTCAGTGACCTGGCAGCGTCCTATTTCCAGCAGACTGACCTGGCCTTCTGTACGTACTTCGCAGCTGCTGTAACTGCCACCCAGGCCCTTGCCACCCCTGATGGTGAAGGCCTGGTGGGAGCCATCTACGCAGCCACCGCTACCATCTTTGCGGCGACTAACGGAATGCCTGACACGCTGTGGGTGGCCCCAGATGTGTGGGGGGCTATCGGCAGCCTCTCTGACTCCACTGGCCGACAGCTGTTCCCCAGTGTGAACCCCAGTAATGCTCTGGGCAGCATCAGCCCCACCAGTATGTCTGGTTCAGTGGCTGGAATGCGTCTGGTGGTAGATAAGCACCTGCCCTCAGGCACAGCCATCCTGGGAGACTCCACCTTTGTGGAAACGTACGAAACCATTGGTGGACAGGTCTCAGTGATCGAACCCTCTGTGCTGGGTACTCAAATGGCCTTCTATGGCTACATTGCCTGGCTGGTCCTGGACCCCACTGCCTTTGTGAAGATCACAGGAGTCCCTGTGATTCCCTTCAGTGGAAGTAATGGTGGCGGTACGCCTGAGCCCACCAATGGTGGGAGCTACACAGGTACAGCAGCTGCGAAGTCAGGTAGCTGAGATGGCACTGCCGACAGGGCTTAATTGGCCCACAGTTGACGAGTACAAAGACTGGGCCAGGATCAGAGACACATCGGATGATGTCGCTATAGATCAGGCCCTGTCGGCAGTGATGGAAGCCACTGTGGCCAGGGCACCAGCTCTGGCTACAGTGGACTGTCCCACAGACGTTCTGTACGCAACCCTCCTGTGGACGAACAGGCTCCTGTCCAGACGCAACAGCCCTGATGGGATCGTGGGAGTGGCAGACCTGGGAGTGGCCACCATCGCAAAGGCTGACAGAGATGTCCTCCAGCTCCTGAGCCCCTGGCTGGAACCAGTCCTGTCATGACCCCACTAGAGAGGGCTCAGGAGCTAGTCACAAAGCTGGAGGCAGCAGGCGTTAGAGCCTTTGTGGACCCAGGCCTGATAGCTCCTCCCTGTGTTCTGTTCACTCCCCCCAATATCACCTTTGGGCTCCCCTGTGGGTTTGACGCTATCTGGAGATGCCCCATCCTCGCTCCAGTGATGCAGGTAGCAGAGCAGGGGACCTGGGAGGAGCTGGACAGGATGCTGACAGTGATGTCAGGCACTGTGGACCTTCAGTCGGCAGACCTAGTTGCCTACACAGTCAACGGCAGACAGTACCCAGCGTATCTGCTGACCTGGAATGAAGGGATCTGATAATGCCCATCACAGAGTCCAAACTTAAGACTGGAAAGCTGACCCTGGGAGGCACTGGCACTCCTGTTGTCGGTGGGTCAGATTTCGCCTGTCAGGCGACAAACGTTCGCATTGTGCCTACGTTCAATGATGAGTCAGACGCAGTGGAGACGCTGTGTGGTGACAGCCTGGCTCCATTCACCACGGCTGAGTATGCACTCCAGGGAACCAGCATCCAGGACTTTGACGACCCAGAAGGGTTCCTAAAGTTCACCTGGGACAACAACCTCACGAATGTGCCCTTCTCCTGGCAGCCAAACACAGGAGCCACCATCTTCTCTGGAATTGTTCAGGTCAGGGCTCTGGAAGTGGGTGGAGATGTGAATGCCAGGCTTACCACTGACTTTGACTGGCCCATCACAGATGAGCCCTCTGTGGTCTGGCCAACTGCTGGTGCTGGAACTCTGGGAACCTCTCCCGCCGATGCGGAGCCTGTAACCACTACGTACTCAACTGCTGATGCCGGGTGACGTAACGATTGAAGGCGGAGACCAGCTGGCCAGGTCTCTGAAGAAGGTCGCTGACGACCTAGAGCAGCTAGACCAGGGAGCAGACGCAGTAGGGAAGCTGATCCTGGCGGCTGCCAAAGCTAGGGCTCCAGTGAGGACAGGGAGACTGGTGGCCAGTGGCAGCTCCAGAGGCTCCTCTGTGACCTTCTCAGCCCCCTACGCTCCCCCCATTCACTGGGGCTGGGCCATGAGAGGGATAGAGCCGAATCCCTTTGCCTGGGCAGGAGCAGAGCGCACAGAGCCAGCCTGGCTGGCTGTGTACTCCAACATGATTCAGGACGATTTAGACAGGGTGAAGGGAGCCTAGGTGTCCACCCTACGTAGGACATTCAAAGTCGCCTGGAATGGTGGCCCACTGGTGGAAGTGACCAGTAATGCCAGGGACATGGCAGCTGCCCAGGAATACGCAGATGACCCAGCCATGGGAACGTTTGCCCTAATTCACAATGCTCTGAAACGCACAGGTCATGAGGTTCCATCTCTGGATGGCTTCATTGACACGTTGGATGAGATGCAGCCTGGAGAGGAGGAGCAGGCAGAGGATGGCCCTACGTTCCTGGGGGACTTTGGGAAAGAGCCATTGCCATATCCCTCCAAACTGGCACAGCGCCCGATCCCTGGATTGATGATTACAGAGCCCTCCTCACAGCAGAACGTCTCCTGAGGGAAATGGCCAAACGTAGGAAGTAGGCCAGGATGGCAGCAGCAGCCCAGCTGATAGTCAAGATTGTTACTGACACATCTGGTGCTGTGAAAGACCTAGATGAGACAGCAGGGAAGTTCGATAAATTCAAGAGTGTAGCTAAGGGAGCCCTGGCCATTGCAGGCCCAGCAGTGCTCCTGAAGGGACTACAGGACTGCGTCACAGCAGCGTCCGACTTGAATGAGACTGTCTCCAAGGGCCAGCAGATCTTTGGCTCTGGATTCCAGACGGTAGAGAAGTTTGCAGGCACAGCTGCTGAGCAGTTCGGTATCTCTAAGCAGGCAGCCCTGGATGCCAGCTCCACCTTTGCCACATTCGGAAAGTCAGCAGGCCTAGGTGGCGAAGAGCTGGCTGGATTCGCTACCGGACTCACAGGCCTAGCCTCTGACCTGGCATCCTTCAATAACACTTCCCCAGATCAGGCCATCCAGGCTATTGGGGCTGCCCTCAGAGGCGAAGCAGAGCCCATGAGGCAGTACGGAGTGCTGCTGGATGATGCCACCCTTAGAAACAGGGCCATGGCCATGGGCCTGATTAAGTCCACTAAGGAGGCTCTGACTCCTCAGCAGAAGGTGCTGGCAGCTCAGGCAGAAATCTACGCACAGACTGCTGATGCTCAGGGAGACTTTGCCAGGACAAATGACGGACTGGCAGGCCAGGCAAAGATAGCCACAGCCAGGTTTGAGGACATGAAAGCCCAGATCGGCACAGCCCTCCTGCCTGTGGTCACAAAGATGGCTGGCTACTTCAATGACTTTGTAGTGCCAGCTCTGACGTTTGTGGCAGACCATGCAAATGTCTTCCTGCCCCTGGCAGCAGGCATCACAGCCATAGTCCTGGCAGTGAAGGCCTGGGGAGTAGCCCAGACAGTGGTCAATGCTCTGGGCACAGCCTTTACTTTCATCCAGGAAGCCTGGACGGCAGCCCAGACCATCTTCAATGTAGTGGCGGCAGCAAACCCCATAGGGATCATCATCATTGCAGTCATCGCTGCCATTGCTCTAGTGGTGGCTGCGTTCCTGTGGCTGTGGAATAACGTCTCATGGTTCAGAGACTCAGTGCTGGCAGCCTGGGCAAACATCCAGGCAGGGATCAGTGTCATCTGGGATGTCATCCAGACTGTGTTCTCAGCCATCATCGGATTT